AACCTGCACTTTACGATCTTTTACATAAGCCACAACAAAGCCAGTTTGCCAGTTTGCGTAGCCTCTTGTGTATGCCATGCCTGAACTACTTAAATCTACTAAATTGCCCACCTCCACGCCCCACACAGTACGCCCTAAATGGCCTCTAGAAGCCTCTGTGAAGGCCGAAACTCCTAATCTATGGGTGTGACCACATACCACGCTCTTTCCAAGCCTCCTAGCCCCATTTAAGGCCGTTTGACCCGGTACTTGGGAAAGTGGAAAAGCATCGCCATGAACGGCAGTCCAGCCATGCGCCCAATCTAATCCGTAGGGGTGGAATTTAATGCCTAATTTGTCATAACCCAAAAACTTTTCGTATTGCATTTCTGGCAAATTTAAGAAGCTAGGCAATCGTTTCTTGATAGATCGGTAAAGCCTAATTCCATGATTAGATCCAAGTACATCGGTTACACCTAAGTAGGTTAATACTTGTTGAGTAAGTAATCGATCCTCATGGATGTTGCCAACCATTTCATCAATAGTTCCAGCATTGAAACCGCCAAGCTGTGGTAAATCAATTTCATCACCAATGCAGATAGTGCGGTGGGGTTTCCATTTGGCTAAAAAACGGCCTACGGATTTAGTGGCTTTCTCATCAAAAAAAGGAACTTGCAGGTCACTCACAAACGCTATGCGCTTAATCGTCATCCTCATGGTCAGTTGGATCTATGGATGGGATGATCCCACCATCGCCCACAATCCAATCAGGAAATGTCTTATGTTCGGTCATCAACCAAAAAGCGTGCTCAGGTGTAAATCCTGCTTTTCTAGCTGCTTTGTAGCATTCGTGTAATGCGGTGTAATGCTGATCTATCTTTGATAATGGTTCAGGAGATTGGCGAACGACACGACGATTGATCTTTTTGCGTTTGATAGGTTTTCGAGTGTTCGCCATAAATAAAATTATCGCTTACTGATTAAGACAAACAGATCATCGACACGCTGTTCAAGTCTTGTAATTTGATCCTTGATACTGCTTCCAGAATTGGGTTTCAATTCTTGTAAGTAGGATTTAATAACCCAGCGTAGACCCAGTAACAAACTTGTAGATACGGCGGATACGCCAACGGCTATACCAAGCCATTCGTTGGCTGTCATTTCGCATTAAGTCCATAATCAGCTTCTTTGCCGGACTTTGGATCAAGTGCCTTAGCAAGAGGTGCAACTAATGCACCAGCAAGGATTGCAAACTCTGGTCGGATGTCAGCAACAATTGCCAACAGGACAGTTATACCGGAAGCAGCGACAGCTCTTAAATATGACTTAATTGCTGCCTTGTGCTTGTTAGATAGTTTCATTTGTTTCCTCATCTAGTAGGTCGATTTCTTCAACGATGTTGTTGTTTGGCTTTGTTGGGTCATAGCCGCCGATGCCGTAAGTGATGATTTTCATTAGACCGCCCTCAAATAAGTTAGTGGAGTTGATCCAAGCGATAATAATGTTCCAGCCGTTGTAAACGCTCCTGTAATGCTTTCTTCCCGCCATCCAGTTTGAAAACTTGATGTAGGTAATGATGTTTTATATGGCATTAGTGGGTTGTAAGCACCCTGTGAAGCAGTATTTCCAATAAATGTGTTTGTTGCCGCCGCTGCTTGTGTATTCATTGTTATCCAATAAAAACCTGATGTTAATGTTTGATTTATTGTTATTTGATAATTTGTGCTTGAAACGGTGCAAGATACTGTTCCAGCGTCAAGAATTAAAGTGCTTGGTTTTCCTGTTGCTGTGTCGTTTGCATAAATACCCATTCTTACTGTTGCAGTTCCAGAAAAAACGGAAGCTGTAGTAACTGCAATTCTGTCAAAAGTTGTTGTAGCAGGTACATAAATTGCAATGTAATTAGTTCTGCTTAATGTTGCAGTGATGTTGGCATAAGACTGAAAAGGTGTTGTTATGTAATAACCAGAAGGTATTGCTAATGAAATTGTTCCTGCTGGTCCAGTTGCTCCCGTAGCACCAGTTGCACCGGTAGCACCAGTAGCACCAGTAGCACCTGCAGGCCCTTGCACACCTACCCCTGAAACAGTAACAGTATTTTCTACAGGAGTAACTGTTACAGAATTGACTACCTCAGTAACTGTTAAGGTATTGCTCATCTGGTTACCTCTGGGGATACTGTGGCAACTCCTTGAATCAATCGGGTTTTTACAGATGTTGGAGATGTAATCTCTAGATCATAGAAAAATGTATTTGCAGCTAAAGCAGCGGTTTGTGTGTCTGTAATCGTAATACTAATTAAGCCACTTGCTCCGGTAATTACAATTCCGTTGGATGGGCTTGACAAAGACAATACTGGCGTTGAGGCATCATAGGAAAGCCTTAATTGCATAGCAGCTGTGTAATTAGTCAGGTTGATTGCAGCACCGGCTGAATCTTTGTAAGTAATGGCTAAAGTATAGGTTGCGCCTTGATCTATTAGTATGTTGTATGGACTAGCCATTTTGTCCTCCTAGTAGTGGGATGTAAAAAAACTCAGAATTTTCATCTTGATCTTTCTTGAAACTTACATGGATGTGATGGTTGTGAGGATTGCCCTTATATTTACGCCAACGCCATCCGAGTAAAGGTGATGCAATTTTTGACTGATGGATTACATAACTGATGCGACCCTTGGATTTCCCATATTGTCGAATTTGATCTGCCAAATATGCTGAAAGCCCTTTGTCGTCAGAAAGCCGAGCGTCAATATCAATTGCTCGCACGCATCCATTTGTGTCTGGGTTGTGATCACTCTTTCGTGTGCTATGTCTAGCATCACCAATCCACCCATCAGATTTACGGCTACGCTCTGGGAAGGAATCATCAATCTGCTCCCGTAATTGCACAGCTGCTTTAGATAGGTAGGGTTTCATCGGCACAATTCCTCAAGATTATGCTGTGAGGGTATTAAATTCCTCTTGGGTCAAACCCAAGCGTTCAAGTAATACTGCTTTGGCTTGGGCTTTAGCAGCATCTTGCTCAACTTTCCAAGCATCATATAAATCAAATCCTGCTTGAAATTCTGCTTTAGTGATGGGTTCACATTGTAAAAATTGAATATCCTCATAAGTGTTTCCATTTGTAGCCCAGCCACCATTTGGAATTAGCATTGATAATACTTCATTAATTTTTGCCATTACGCACCAATTTCCATTGCTATAATTGTTGAAATTACGGTATTACTGGCAACGTAATCATTTACTGCAACAGTTCCAGCACTATCAACATTTGCCATTTGTACTTTGTAAGTTGTTGCAGAGGTTGTTGAAGGACTATCTAATTTTACTAAACTTACAGTTCCAATACTATTTGTGGCGGTTGTGTTTGTTGTAGCAATAGCGTCGGTTGCAAATATAGAGGTGCTTCCCCGTAACAATTTAAAACCAACATTTGTATTGCCTCCATATTTTGTAACTGAACTACAAGTTGCAAATACCAAAATTTTACTTGCTGATGAACTAGGAGTAATAGAAACGCTTAAACCAATGTCAGCATAAGAACTAGACGAACTACTTGCTTGACCAGTTTTAGTTCCTTCCACTACCTGCAACACTTTTCCACCACCAGCAGGTGCAGCCCATTTAATTCCATTTGTAGCTACTGAATCGGCTGTTAAAACATGACCATCAGTTCCTACTGCTAATCTTGCAATTGTATTATCAGCAGATCCAACAATTAAATCACCTTTTGCATCAATTGTGCTTAAAGATGGTGTTGTCAAAACTGGTGATGTTAAAGTTTTGTTTGTTAATGTTTGAGCAGTTGTTAAATCAGCAGTCACCGCTGTGTTGATTGAAACCGTTGGGATTGGTCCAGTTCCTGATGCAACAGAAATTCCTGTGCCGGCAGCCACTTCAGTAATATCACCTTGATCATTGTTAATCCATGCTGGTACGCCACCAGACACACCTAAGATTTGACCATTTGAACCAATTGCAAGTCTTGTATTTGTGTTTGCTGTTGATGATCTATAAGCAATATCGCCAAGAGTTGTTTCTGGATTTAATGCTTTAGTTGTTGTGTCAATGGATGATCCAAGCGTGCGAATAGCAGCTGCGCCATCCTTAACCAGATCGGTGTCGTCCGGTGTTTCCCAATTATAGTTCGTAG